ATTGGTGGAAGGAACACCGCAGGCTGATCCAAAAGAATGTAGTTCACGAAAAAGTCTGCGAGAACTGCGGAGCGCCCTTTGAAGTATATGGGAAGCCTAATCAGCGGTTCTGCTCCCGCATTTGCTTTCACGCCTATCGCAGAAGGGCGGGAGAGCGATGACTGGCGATGTAATTTCCTACCGTGCTGCGGTTGCAGTTGCCCAGGGTATGCTCCAAAAAGGGCTGATTACGGAGGGTGAATACTACCAAATTGATAGAGCTTTTCAGGATAAATATTGCGTAAATTACGGCACTTTATTTCTCAAAAACCCCTTGCTATTTATGCAAAACAGAGCGAATATGTCACAAACCAAAGAAAATGGAGGTGGCAGAATTGGCGAGGAAGATTGAGCGTGTAGCTTTTGCAAAGATGCCGATGCCCACGCGAGAAAACGTGGCAGCCTACGCAAGAGTGTCCTCCGGCAAAGACGAAATGCTACATTCTCTTTCGTCCCAGGTGAGCTACTACCGGGACCTAATCCAAAGTAAGCCTGGTTGGAACTTTGCAGGGGTGTACGCAGATGAAGCGCTGACTGGTACTAGGGATAACCGAGAAAACTTCCAGCGACTGCTGGCTGACTGCCGAGCCGGAAAGATCAACCGGATACTGACCAAGAGCATTTCACGCTTTGCAAGAAATACCGTGACGCTGCTGGAAACAGTGCGGGAATTGAAAAACCTCGGCATTGACATTTATTTTGAAGAGCAGAACATTCACACCATCAGCGCCGATGGTGAGCTGATGCTGACGATCCTTGCAAGCTACGCGCAAGAAGAAAGCAGATCTGCAAGCGAAAACCAAAAATGGCGTGTGAAGCGGAATTTTGAAGAAGGTATCCCTTGGCGGAGTTTTATGCTCGGCTACAGGGTTAAGGATGGTCGGTTTGAAGTAGTACCGGAAGAGGCGGCCATCGTTCAACGGATCTTCTCCTACTACCTTGACGGCGACGGCTTTTACACCATCGCCAAACGACTGAACGAGGAGGGGGTGCCGAACCCCAGCGGTGCGGACTGGCTGCCTTCCACAATTCAAAAGCTAATTAAGAACCCAAATTACAGCGGAAACCTTCTCCTGCAGAAGACCTTTTCCGAAAACCACATCACCAAAAAGATGCGTGTAAATAAAGGTCAGCTTCCAATGTACTATGTGGAGAACTCTCACGAGGCGATTATTCCACCGGAGATGTTTGAAGCGGTACAGCAGGAAGTCGCACAGCGGACGGAGCATTATTTGAAGACTCCGCATCAGAAGAATGTGTACCCATTTACCGGCTTGATCGAATGCGCCATTTGCGGAAGAAGCTACCGAAGAAAGACTACCAAATCCCAGGTGGTATGGATCTGTAGTACCTTTAACACAAGAGGCAAACAGTACTGCGCTTCCAAGCAGATACCGGAAACTACCCTCCAGTACCACACATCCCTTGTAACCGAGGATATTTCCTCAATAGCAAAGATCCTTGCAGCCCCAAACAACACCCTCATTTATCAGCTAAAAGACGGCAGTGAGGTTGTACAGCACTGGGAGGATCGGTCAAGGGCGAAGTCCTGGACACCGGAAATGCGGCAAGCAGCCAAAGAGAAAGCCTTGGCACAGAGGCAGGAGGTAAAGTGATGGCAACAAAGAACATTACAGTGATCCCAGCAACCCTCGACCTGCATACGAGGGTCCCCAAAGCCTCAACGGCAAAACGGCGGGTCGCCGGATACGCTCGTGTTTCCACTGACAGCGACGAGCAGTACACCAGCTACGAAGCCCAGGTCGACTACTACACCAAGTATATCCAGCGCAACCCCAATTGGAGTTTTGTGGATGTTTACACCGACGAAGGCATTTCTGCGGTTATGACCAAGAACCGCGACGGCTTCAATCGTATGATAAGCGATGCCTTGGCTGGTCGCATTGATTTGATCGTAACCAAGAGCGTGAGCCGATTTGCCCGAAATACCGTGGACAGCCTCACCACCGTCCGCAAGCTGAAGGATAAGGGTGTGGAGGTCTATTTTGAGAAAGAGAATATCTATACCCTAGATTCCAAGGGTGAGCTGCTGATCACCATTATGTCCAGTCTTGCCCAGGAAGAGAGCCGATCCATTTCGGAGAATGTCACCTGGGGCAAGCGCAAGCAATTTGCAGACGGCAAGGTATGCTTGCCCTACGGCCGTTTCCTTGGCTACGAGAAAGGCGAAGATGGCCTGCCCAAGATTGTACCGGAGCAAGCCAAGGTGGTCACCTACATTTACGATCTTTTTATGACGGGCTTAACCCCCAACCTGATCTGCAAGAGGCTGATGGAAGAAGGTATCCTTTCTCCCAGCGGTAAACCCAAGTGGGCACCATCCACGGTGCGGAGCATTCTGACCAATGAAAAGTATATGGGTGACGCCTTGCTGCAAAAGGAATTTACGGTAGATTTCCTGCAGAAGAAAAAGAAGATCAATGAGGGTGAAGTTCCCCAGTACTATGTTGAGGACAGCCACCCGGCGATTATCAGCAAGGAACTGTTTATGCGAGTGCAGGCAGAGATCAAGCGTCGGCAGAAATACGGCCATTCTTACAACGGCAAGAGTATCTTCTCCACGAGGATCGTATGTGGCGACTGCGGTGCGTTCTTTGGGTCTAAAGTTTGGAACTCCAACGATCGCTTCCGCAGGGTAATTTGGCAGTGCAATAACAAGTACAAGGGTGAAAAGTGCGACACGCCCCACATCACAGAAGAGCAACTGAAGAAGGCGTTTGTTGCTGCCTTTAACCAGCTGATCCAAAGCAAGAACCTAGTAGAAGATTGCGAACTGATGCTGACAATGCTGACAGACACAACCGAGCTTGACCGCAGGTTGGAGGCATTGCGAAGCGAACAGGAAGTGGTCGTGGGACTGACAAGGAAATGGGTGGACGAACATGCGTCCGCTGCCACATCGGCTCCCGACTACGAGGAACGCTACAATGCCCTGGCACGGCGTTACGAAGAGTTGGTGGCGCAGATCTTGGAGTTGGAAGAGCTGCTCCAACAGCGGAAGGATCGGGCGGATACGCTTCGGGTCTATCTCCGGAATATTGCGGAGGCAGAAGAATTACGGGAATTTGATCCTCGCATTTGGCTTGAAATTGTTGAGAAGGCGACGATTTATCACGATAAACGCATCGTTTTCACCTTCCAAGATGGCAAAGAGGTCGCATCATATTTTTGGGAGGTCGCATAAGAAAAACTCCTAAACTCTTGATTTTTACACTCATATTTACTACTATATACCAAATTATCGAGAAAAATCATAACTTTTGTTTGGTTTTCAGAAAGGAGAACGTTTATGATTTTTGTAACTGGCGATACCCATGGGGACTTCTACCGATTCTCCTTGGAGGAGTTCCCAGAGCAGAAGGAAATGACCCGTGATGATACGATGATTATCTGTGGTGATTTTGGTGGCGTTTGGTGCGGAGATGAACGGGACAATGAAGAGTTGGATAAACTAGCTCAGCTTCCCTTTACCATCGTTTTCGTATCTGGCAACCACGAGAACTTTGACGCTTTGGCTCGTTATCCAGTTTCCGAATGGAAGGGTGGCAAGGTGCAGTTCATTCGGCCTAATGTGATCCATTTGATGCGTGGACAGATCGTTACTATCGAAGGGCTAAAGTTTTTCGGCATGGGTGGCGCAGCCAGCCACGACATTGCTGACGGCATCCTAGATCCCTATGCACCGGATTTTGAAGTGCAGTACTGGTTTATGCGTCGTAACCGAGCAATGTTCCGTGTGAACCACCTTTCTTGGTGGAAGGAGGAGATGCCCTCCGAAGAGGAGTATGAGGAGGCGCAAAGAAACCTAGATGCACATGGTCGTGAGGTCGACTACATCATCACACACTGTGGCCCCAACAGCGTGATTGATCTGCACAGCGGAAGACTGTATGGTCACGATAAAATGACAGACTTTTTGGAATGCATCCTGCAGACCGTTAAGTACAAACACTGGTACATGGGCCATTACCACGATACCGCAGACATCAACAAACACACGATCCTGTACGAGACAATTGACAGGATCAAATAAGAAACAAGGATTGGAGGTCCATTATGGTTTACTTCACAAGTGATCTCCACCTGGGACACAAGAATATCCTTCGCCTTTGCGACCGTCCCTTTGCCTCCATTGA